GACGGGGAAATGAGATGATTGACCCAATTACCGCACTAGCAGCCATACAGTCCGCCGTCAAACTTGTCAAAAAGATGAGTCAGACGGTTGACGACGTTGGTTCGTTGGGTCCGGTATTGGGCAAGTATTTCGATGCCAAAACGAACGCCGTTCAAGCGGTCAAGGATGCCAAAGATTCTGGCAAGGCTTCCAACATGGGAACCGCCATTCAAATCGAAATGGCGCTGGAACAAACAAAACAGTTTGAAACCGAACTGCAAATGTTGTTTATGACGTCCGGCAAAATTGACGTTTGGAACAAGATTAAACAACGCGCCGGTGAAATGGACAAGGCCGACAAGTTTGCCGAACAAGCTGCCAAAGACCGCGCAAAGAAACAAAAAGAAGAACAAGAAGAATTTTTTATTGTGGGTTTGGTGATTGTTTTGGTTATCGTTCTTGGCGCTGTTGGTTATTTCTTCATTCAAGAATCCATAGACTATGCGAAAAAAAATAGCCATCCTGTTCATCATCGCAATTAGTGGGTGTGGCGACCAATATCGCTACCATTGCCAGGATCCCAAACATTTCGGGGACGAGCAATGTAAGAAACCTGCTTGTGAGTTTGCTCAAACCTGTCCTGACTATTTGATAGCCCCTATTCTGGAGAAGAAACTTGAAGGAAATCCTCCTAACCCTTCTAACCCGCCATCCGGATCAGCAGCGACTAACTGCCGATGAGATAGATACCCGTGTACGGGCGTTTGTCATCATCATGGTGACGTTGATTTTTGGTTTCATCACGATTGCGCTGCTTTACAGCGTTACGTTCGTGACACAGCCTATGAAGGCTATGGCTCCTATAGACCAAGCCTATACAAAGATGCTGAACGACATTGTTTTGTTGATTGTGGGCGGTATTGGCGGCATTCTGACTAAAGGCATCACCACAGAAGCATCCAACATGATTACAGCGGCCAAGAACAACACCGCTGCATATACACCGCCACCACCACCGCCACCAGCACCAGTGGTAATGATGACGCCAAGTTGGACACCACCACCTACACCACAAAGCCCACCCACGCTGGAAGCCGAACACGAACGCGAACGCATGGCGCAAGCTAGGGCAGAGGCGCAACCATGATTAGTTGGTTTTTTGAAGGGTTGTTCTACTACATTGCACTTTTAGCGTTTATCGCGGGGTTGGCGTTATACGGCGTTAGTTATTTTGCCAAATTGTTGCCGGGTATTGCTGCTTACGCATTGATGATGCAAATTGGCGGTATGGTTTTGGCCGTTGGCGGTGGGTATTTTGTGGCAGACCACAAAGGATACGAACGGCGCGTGGCAGAAGATAAAGCCGAAATTGACAGGCTAAACGCTGAAGCGCGGGAAAAAGAAGTTCAAATGGCGCAAGCCATTAAAGAAAAGACAGCAGCATTAAGGAAAGCTACCAATGCAATCAATCAAAAACAGTCTGATACTTTCAAGCGCATTGATTCTGGCGAGTTGCGGTTCCCAATCAGTTGTCCCGTACAAGCCGATTCAAGTACCGGAACTACCAGCGGAAATCCAAGCAATGGAACCGAATCTGAGCGACAAGCTGTTAAAGATATTGTCACCATCGCAGCAGAAGGCGACATCGCAATCACCAGACTTAACGCCTGCATCGCCCAATACAACAACGTCCGCGAAACCATAAACGCTGGTGTGAAATGATTACAGCGGCACAACTTCACGCACTTGGAATCGGCCCGGAATGGGAAGAACCGCTAAACGCTACATTCCGTCGGTTCATGATTGATGATGTGCGTAAACAAGCGGCGTTTATTGGGCAGTGTTCCCACGAATCCGGCCATTTCCGCAAGTTGGAAGAAAACCTAAACTATTCTGCGGAAACTTTGCAACGGCTATTTGGCCATAAGTTCAAACCAGAAGAAATCCAGCAATACGCGCACCAACCGCAACGCATCGCCAACAGGATTTATTGCAACCGCATAGGAAACCGCGATGAAGCATCCGGCGATGGGTGGCTTTATCATGGCCGTGGTGTGATTCAACTCACAGGCCACGACAACTTTTGGCATTTTGGGCAATCAATTGGCATGGATTTTGTTCATAACCCTGCCCCGGTTTCACAACCACTTTATGCGGCCCAAAGCGGTGGTTGGTTCTGGGTTACACATGGGTGCAATCCATTGGCAGAGGATGAAAATTGGGAAGGTTTGACGCGCCGAATCAATGGCGGGACATTTGGCTTGGATGAACGGGTGCATTTAACCCGGCAAGCCCTGCAAGTGTTGTCGTAAAAAGGTGGGAACCGTCAATTTGGCCTTTTAAATTCCATGCGAGAAAGCCAAAAAACCGCATGGTTCAGCATCCTTGAATGTTGGCTTAACCGGTTCCCATAAGACTACAACTGAGAAAGCAAACTATCAATCTTAGATTGAAGTTCGCCTAAAAATTTTATCACTTCGCGTTCAAGTTCGGCGATGTATTTGTCATCGCGCACCACTTGTTTCACAAACAGTTTTAAGTGTTCGTGCGGCATCCGTGGGTCGTAACAAACGTAATCGCACCAATCGCGCCCGGTGCAAGCAATTTGCCATTGCATTTGGTCGTAATGGTTCTTAGGCACTTTCCCCGACAAAATGGTTTCGATGTGATTCGCCGTTGACTTGCACTTGATTTCTATCATGCCATCAAGCCGAACAAGGCCATCCGGCGACGCGCCAGCGTGTTCAATTACGGGATGGGGTATGTAACCCACTTCATCCACAAATAAGTTGTTTAACGCTTCATACGCTGCCCGGGCAAACGGTTCTTGCATCGTTCCCCACTTCATGGCTTCATTCTGGAAAGATTCTTCAACCGTTCCGGTTAATCGTTCGCAAAGCAATTGGCTCATGTAATTAGCGCGGGACGCTGCATAACCTGATTTTGTTTGGGCTACGATGTCTGAAATTCGTGAAGCTGTTACGTTACCGCACCTGGCGGCAAACCATTCTGGTGAACCTTGAATCATATTGAGGCTTTTTTCCGGTCTTTTAAGTCAAGAATTTGGTTTTGAAGCTGGATGTTACCGCCAGCAAACTTTAGCGCGGCAAAGTAAGCTGTTTTCAGTTCATCATGGTTTCGGGCGTTTTCCATATTGGCAAGATATGGCGTCAAGTCGGCCAATGATGGGCCACCGCTAACTTGGTGGTTGTCAATTTCCACATCGATGGCTTCAGTCGGTATGCTAAATGCTTGGAAACAGGCGTATTTGTAAGCCGTTGACATTGCTTTGTTAGTGGCCTTATCGGACGAATCCATTGCTTCACCAAACGTTTTAACAACGTGTTTTGAACCATCTTCAACGCTGACAAAATCGAATTCGGCTTCCACCGTAACGTAGAAAAGAACCTTATTGCTGGCGCTAACCCGTTCAGCACAGGTTCGGTTTAAGACACGCGGCAAGATGCAAAGGCCATGTTTTGGCAGCAGTTCGGCCAAGGCGTTATAAACGTCATCAATGCCACGGAAATGGTAAATTGAACCGGAATCGGTTTTGCGGTTTTTGGCGATACCACGCACCGACAAGGCGGCTTGTACGTCGCTGATTGCTTTATAGACTTTCATTTTTTGTAAAACTCCGATTCGCAAAGTTCATCCAAGCGCATGAAAGCGTCCATCAATGGGTCTTTGGTTGCCTTAGCCACATCCGCGCTGCCTTGGCCAAAAAAGCCAAGCAAGCTGGCAATAAGCTGACGGGCCACGAATGGCGTGATGTCTGAATCTTCAATTTGCCGAAGTTGGCTTAAAACGCCATAGAGCGTTCGGTTCGTGTGGTCCATTGTCATGTCCTGTTTTGTTGATGGGGCGTTCATTGTATAGTAAACTGAACGGATGACAAAAGAAATTGCAATTAAATTGGCAGGTGGGTCGAACGCATTGGCGCGACTATTGGGCATCACAAAAGGCGCGGTGTCGCAATGGAAGGCCATTCCAAAGGGTCGGCTTTACGACTTGCGAAACTTGCGGCCCGAATGGTTTTATTGATATACAATGTTTTGAAACACGGCTAGATTGAGAGTAGCTACTCAATCGAAAAGGGTTACACCTTCCCCTGCCGCCGTTTCTTTCAAAGGTGCGTTAAAAAGGAAAAATTCATGAGGAAAGCTATAAGCAAGAAATTGCGTTTTGATGTATTCAAACGCGATGGTTTCGTATGCGCCTATTGCGGCGCAACTCCACCAACAGTTTTGTTGCAAGTTGATCATATTCATCCAGTTGCCAAAGGTGGTACAAATGAAATTGATAATTTAATTACTAGTTGCCAACCATGCAACATTGGAAAAGGTGCAAAAACTTTAGATTCAATCCCTCAATCATTGGCTGAAAAATCTAAAGAAATTGCAGAAAAAGAAGCGCAAATTCTTGGTTATCAAGAGATAATTCGAGGAAAAAAAGCACGATTAGAAGAAGAATCTTTTGAAATTGCCGATATTTTACAAAGCGAATGGATACCAAACAAAAAAGATTTTTTATCAATAACAAATTTTATTGAAAAACTTGGTTTTTTTGAAGTTGTGGAAGCTGCCGAAATTGCTTCAGCAAAATTTTCATATAGCCTTAATCGTTCATTCAAATACTTTTGTGGAATTTGTATAAACAAATCGAAGGAATTAGCAAAATGAAGCGGCCATCATTTCAATTTTATCCAAGCGATTGGTTGCGTGATACAGCTTTGCGTTCTTGTTCAACAGGTGCGCGTGGTTTGTGGATGGACATGATTTGTTTTATGCACGAAGGCACACCTTACGGACATTTAAAGGTTGGTGATAAGGTTATCCTTCCTTCAAACCTTGCGCGCATGGTTGGCGATAGCATTGAGGTTGTTTCCGATTGGTTGATTGAACTTTCACAAGCTGGCGTCTACGAAAAAACTGATGAAGGCGTTATTTATTCCAAGCGCATGATTCGTGATGAAAATTTGAGAATTGTTAGAGCGGCGGGCGGCATCAAAGGCGGCAATCCTGCTTTAATGGATAAGAACAAGGTTAACCTTAAGGATAAGCAAAATACAACCCCTTCATCTTCATCTTCATCTTCATCTTCATCTTCAATTTCAAAAAAAGAAATCAAACCAAAGGCATCGACTATCGTCGAATGCCCATCTTTTGTTTCGGTAACGGTTTGGCATGATTTTTTAAGAATGCGAAAAACAATGAATAAGCCATTTTCTGAAACGGCTTTGAAATTGATTATTCATGAAGCCGAAAAAGCCGGGTGGTCTTTGGAAAATGCGTTGGCTGAATGTTGTGCGCGTGGCTGGCAATCTTTTAAAGCCGATTGGGTCAAAGATAAAACTTTAAGCAAGACAGGCCAAACCAATCAAACGGTCATGTCTGGATTAACCCGCGGTCTTGTTGGAGGTGGCTCAAATGTCAAATTATTGTCCCGATGATTTTTGTTCGCCCGACGAAGGGTTGGACTACATTTTTGTTTATATGGGTAGCGTCTACGGCGCATCGTTTAATCGACATTGGGAAGGCATGGAACTCGCAATGGTTCGGGATGTCTGGAAAGATGTTTTGGGTCGATTCTTGACCTACAAGCCAAGCCTTGATTTTGGTTTGCGGCAAATGGACGCTGATTTCCCGCCAAGCGCGATTAAATTTCGCAATATGTGCAACGCTGGACCCGAAATTCCGGTGAAACCAGTTCCGCAAATCGAACGGCAATCGACGGTTCACGAACAAATCAAAGCCGCGGAAGCCAAAGCAAAATTGCGGGAATTGGTCCAACAAATGAAAATGAAGGTATGACCCGCCAAGAAGCCAACCGTATCTTGGACAAGCTCAAGGACGGGCAACCAATACCCCAACACATGATTGAAATGGCACTTTTAGAAACTGACTACTATGGACAATACAGAACTGGAATTTATGCGGCAATTGGAAGCGCGGGAATGGAAAGCGCGATTCGACAAGAAGGCCAAGGAATTGGGCCGCAATGAGGCGATTGCTTGGTGGAAGGACACAATAAGGGAAATCGAAAAAAAGCGCGGCAAAACCGAAGCCAACGCCCTTGTTGAACGAATCACGCAATTAAGGACGCGCCGGATATGACTTTTTACGTTGGACAGGTTAAAAAGAAGTGGTCGAAAGATTGGCGAACCGTGGTCATGAATGCCGAATTGTTGGATGCCGCCGTATCAAAAACGCTGGCGCTGGCAATCAAGGACGAAACGATGGCCCGTGTTTTCCAAGCCAGCGATGAACGTTGGGACGAAATCAAAGTGGTTTTTTTAAAAGGAGACAAAGATGGACGATTGGACGCCCGAGATGGACGAAGCAATGAAAAACATTTCCGCAAAAGCCAACAAAGAACAAGTCGGTGGCATTCATTACGTTGCCATGAAAATTCAACCTTGGGAAGTGATGGAATCCGTTTTGACCCGTGACGAATTTATTGGGTTTCTCAAAGGCAACGTAATCAAATACAGCATGAGACAGGGACGCAAACCCGACGCGCTGGATGACGCCGAAAAAGCCCATCATTACCGCATGAAGCTGAAAGAAATGTTGGACCAATGAGACGCGCTGCCAAAGTCGATGCGAACCAAAACCGCATTATTGACGCTTTGCGCTACGCTGGCGCTACCGTTCAATCCCTTGGGCAAGTTGGTGGCGGTTGCCCTGATTTGCTTGTTGGC